CAGTTGCACCTACTGGCTCCGTTTCAATTTTAACACAAACCACGTCTGGAATTGAGCCAGCATATTCTGTTTCATATAAAAGAAGAAGAAAAATAAACCCAACTGATAAAAGTGGTAGAGTTGATTTTATCGATGCTGAAGGCGTAAAGTGGGAAGAATATAATGTATTTCATCACAAGTTTGAAAATTGGCTAGAAATAAACGGATATGATATTAATGAAGTTAAATTAATGAAGGAAGCAGAATTAAAACCTATTATTGAAAAATCGCCATATTATAAAGCAACATCTAATGACATTGATTGGGTAGAAAAAGTTAGAATGCAAGGTGAAGTTCAAAAATATGTTGATCATTCTATTTCAGTTACGGTCAATTTACCAAATAATGTTACCGAAGATATAGTTTCAAAGGTATATGAAACTGGTTGGAAGAGTGGTTGCAAAGGCGTAACTGTTTATAGAGAAGGCTCAAGACAAGGTGTAATAATTTCAAATGAAGGAACTACTCAGAATGTAGTACCAGAAGTTAAAGAGAATAATGCAAAGCCAAGACCTAAAAGATTAGAGTGTGATGTTGTTAGATTTACAAATAATAAAGAAAAATGGATTGGCTTTTTAGGTGTAATGATAGATGAAAAGGGTGAAAAATATCCTTACGAATTATTTACAGGTTTAGCTGATGAATTTTATATTCCTCAATACGTAGAAAAAGGAGAGATTGTTAAAACTAAAGATCCAGGCCAGAAAAGTAGATACGATTTTGTTTATAAAGATAAGGATGGTTATAATGTGACAATGGAAGGCTTAAATAGAGCATTTAAAGTAGAATATTGGAATTATAGTAAATTAGTTTCGGCATTATTAAGACATAGATTACATATGCCAAGTGTTATAAATATTATAGACGGTCTACAAATTGATAATAATGAAGCAGCTTTTGGAACATGGAAAAGTGGTGTGAAAAGAATTATTAAGAAATATATTAATTCAATAGTTTCTGGTGAAGCTTGTCCAGAATGTGGATCAACAGATTTAGTTTATGAAACTGGGTGCAAGACTTGCAGAAATTGTGGGTGGTCCAAATGCGAATAATCTGAATATCAATGAATTAGTTATATAAAAATATAAAAAACAATCACATATTTTACATTTTTGACCTCCTAATTTTAATATATATAGTATGAAAAAGAAATGTGAAATATGTGGTTTTGAATTCTCCTACACTACAGGAAAATTTACAATTCATTTAATGAAAGAACATGATATTTTATTAAGAGATTATATTATTAAATATGAATTTAGTGGTATTACACCAAAATGTCAATGTGGTTATTGTGAAGATGATGCTCCTTTTTTTAGAGGTAAATTTTTAGAAAGAATAGGTAAGCATCAGAAATATGAATGGTTGAAAGAGCAATATGTTAAAAAATATGGTATTCCTGTTTGTGAAAAATGTGGTAGAGAAGTTAAATTTATTAGAGGTGTTCCAAATAAATATTGTTCGCATAAATGTTTTCCTAATAATTGGAATCAAGAGAAAGTTAAGATAACTGTTAAAGAGAGATATGATGTAAATAATGTTTCTTTATTAGATAATATAAAGGAAAAAATATCAAAAAGTAATAAGGAAAATTACAAAAATAATAAAAAGAACATTGTTAATAAATTAAAAAATACATGTTTAAAAAAGTTTGGTGTGGAAAGTTATTCAAAAACTCATTTATTCATAGAGAAAAGCAAAACGAAATATCTTCAAACAATAGGTGTTGATCATCCATCGAAAACTTTGAAATTTCGGAACGAATCTAGTTTAAGAATGATAAAAAATAATTCATATTTTAATTTTAGAGATTATTACAAAGTTAAAAAATATAAAGAGACAGAATTAACATATCAAAGTTCCTATGAGTATCATTTTTTAGAGTTTTGTGAAGAAAATAAAATTTTTGATAGGATTGAGAATGGAAATGTTTATGATTTTTTACCTGAGGAGTTTGATTATGGAATTAGGACGATAACAGATTATTCTATAGGTGATTTAGAAATTGAGATAAAATCTAGTTATATTTTAGAAAAGCAAGGTGGATATGATGTTATTGATATGAAAAGATCCGCTGTTGAAAGAGCTGGTAAAGAATATTTATTGATACTAGATAAAGATTATTCAGAATTTACAAAATTATTTAATTTTCATGACTAAATTTTTCACCTATTTTAATAATGATATTGCTCGATTAAGTATTTCAGGTGATGAAACTGATTTGAATGAATATTTTGTAGAATTTATAGATATAAATACTGAAAATGTAGAATATTCTGCTTCTATAAAAGTTAATTTTTGGTCTCAAATAGAAAATATTAGAGGTAAAAATATTTCTATTAAAGTATATTTAAACGATAGTCTTGTTTTTGAAAGAAATCAGAATTATAAGTTTAATAGAGTATATATTTTATTTGGATCTGCATCATTAGGTGATAACATAGCTTGGATTCCGTATGCTGAAGAATATAGAAAACTTAATAAAGTTGAAGTTTTGTTATACACACCTTTTAAATCGTTGTTTGATAAAGTTTATCCAGATATTATATTTATAGATATTTCGTCAGTAGAAGAGGTTTATGATGTCGATAAAAAATTTAGAGTTGATTATGGTCCAGAACTTTATGTTGTAAATGGTCAAAATTCTCCAGATAAATGGATAATTCAAAATAAAAAATACGATAATTTTGTTAAATATTTTGATTATAGGAAATATTCACTTCAATCTATCGCATCTTTGATTTTAGGTTTACCTGATATTGAAATTAAGTCAAGAGTTAATATTCCAGATAAAGTATCGAAAATTAAAGGTAAATATGTTGTTATAGCAATTCAATCTACATCACAACTTAAATATTGGAATAATCCATTTGGCTGGGATAGATTATTTGATTTTTTAAGTCGTAATGGTTATAAGATAGTTATTATAGATAAACATAAAAATTATGGTATATTTGGTCATTTTAATCAAGCTCCAAAAAATAAAAATGTTATAGATAAAACAGGTAATAATTATTCTTTAGAAGACAGAATAATAGATATAAAAGGAGCTGATATGATGATAACTATAAGTTCAGGCTTAGCTTGGTTGTCTTGGGCTGTTGGTACACCTGTGGTATTAATTAGTGGATTTACAAAACCTTGGTATGAATTTAAATCTAATGTTATTAGAATACATAATTCAAGTGTATGTAATGGTTGTTGGAATGATCCGAAAGTAACTTTCGATCTATTTAATTGGATGTTTTGCCCTAAAAAGTTAAATTTTGTTTGCTCTATGTCAATACAACCTAAAGATGTTATAGATGGAGTTAAGAAGTTGATAAAAAAATAACTCTTGAATTATTTATTCAAGAGTTATTTTAGGTTTACTAAATTAGTAACTATTTGTCACTAACATGTCGCATAATAGCTTCCCTGAATTTTTCAAATCTCTTATCACCTAAGAATTTTTCACCAATTTTATTTTCTTTGGTTTCATCTGCCATGGTATATTCATTATCAAGAACATGAAGAATATACCCTACTGTTTCATCATCTGAAATTGTTTGAAGAAATCTGATAAGATTTTCAATCTGATGAGGTTTCAACAATGCAACTTTACGAGTTTTCATAGTTGAAAGAAGGTCAGATTTTTTATCCCTGTTGAAGTTTTTGATATCATCTTCAATATCATTAAACCTATCAAGAACATCATCAAGAGAGATCTTCAGTGTATCTTCACAATATCTAATGAATTTGACATTAGAAGCTCCAACATAACCATGTCCAATTTCTTTAATATCATTAAGCCAAGTCCTTACAGGAGGAAACTTTTTAAACATTTTAGGTTTTCCTGTTTCATCAAGGATAACATTCATATTATTGTCTAACCTTTCAGTCCATCCTCCAAAATTTTTAAAAATATAATCAGAAAGGAAAGTCCAAGAACGAGGAGTAGCGTAGGCTTTATTCCTCTGATTTCTTTCATCAGGTTTTTTATAATAATGTTCTGTATTAGTTTTCAAAAACTGAACAATAACAGGACAAACATTTTCATTAGCATATTGTTCTACCCATTCAGGATAAGGTAAGGTATGTTCAATATGAATAAGACGATTATTAAGAGCCTGATCAAACTCTTCGACATCTGTTCCATCTTCTTCACCAAGGTTACCAGAAGAACACATCATAACATTATTATTGAATTTGAAAAAAGCACCAATTTCTCTTTCAAGAAGCATCTGAAGAGCAGCGTTCCTTACAGCGAGAGTGGATCGGTTTAATTCTTCAAAATGAATAATGGAAGGTTTTTGATTTGCCATATAAGCCCATTTAGGACAAACATGCGACAACATTTTTTTGATTACTCTTCTTTCTGAACCGTGTTCATTTACTATTTCTTCAACTTCCTCAATTGTAGGAAATAATCCGACATCAGTTTCGTCTACCATTGATAAACGAATATCAAAATACTGAAATCCCATTTTTCTGGCGATTGCTCTCATAATCGCAGATTTAGCATAACCAGGAGCTGAAGTAATATAAAGAACACCACTTTCAGCATTCATCATTTTAAAATACCTTTTTTCACGGTCAGAGAGTGAGTTAAATCCACTAGGAAATTCGTTAGCAGGAATATACCTAACCGCATCTTGTTTTACACCTTGCCCAAGATTTACATCCTTTTTTTCGTTTTTTCTATCAAATTTCAATGCCATAATTAATAATTTTTAATGTTGCTAAAATAGTTGTTTTTATTGATATAAAAAAATAATTTTTGATTTTTTATTTTTTAATATTGTTAATTATTCGTTGTATTCATTTTCATCTTCATCTTTGCTCTCGTTTTCAATTAGTTTTTGAATTATTTCTTCTTGTTTTTTCTTTTTTTCTTCTTTTAGAATTGGTACTAAAAGATTGATTATATATTCAAATTTTTCCGTGTGATTTTTAAATTCCCAATCTTGAATTGAATTAGTATCTATATCATATAAAAAAGATAAAAAATCATAATCCATTATAGTGTTTGGAATTTTTTCAATTTTTTCAAAATTCTCTGCTGTTAATTTGGTTTTATCAAACTTTAATGTCGCTGTATATAATAGATTATTATCAGTTAAAAAAACTTTCATTTGTTCTCTTTCCATAGATATGATTTCTATATTACAAGAAAATGGAATATCATTAATTTTAAGCCATGTATCATCATCAATTAAATTAGAAATAATTAACTCAATTTCTTTTTGAAAATTAAAATCTCTTTGTTCAAATTCAATAACATCATCAAAATGGTCTCTAATTAACTTAATTAAATTATTATTATACGATAATAGAGCATTTTCTCTTTCAATTTTAGAGTTTTCAATTTGATTTTTTAATTGTTCCAATAATTCTTTTTGTTTTTCTAAGTGCTCTTTTTTCTTGGCTTCTTCGTAAGCTTCAGGATCTTTTTTATATAGTAGTGAATCTTTGATTTCTAATATTCTATATTCATCTTTAATAGACTCGATAAAAAATGAAAATTTGTTATTTTCTGTAAGCTTTTCGTTTAATTCGTATTTTAATTTCTCAGTGTTATTTTCGTTAGTAAAGAAAATACCAGGTGCAATTTTTTCAATTTCAACTCCACAATCTTTTACTAGTTCTTCTGCGATCCTTGTTGTTGTAAATTCTAATGAATCAGTAGTTAATTGTGAGCCGTTTTTCATTAAATATAACAAATGACCAATTGGATCATTAGTTCTGATTAGGTGATAATTATATTTTGTGTCTTTTGTAAAAATATCAATTAAATTTTTCTTGTTCATATATTAAAATTTTATTTTGCTAATTTAGATATTTTTATTGAAATAAAAAAACATTTATACTATTTTAATTTTTTAATTTTTATGGATAATGTGTTGAATTTTCTGTCTTCTTTCATATATTTTTAATAAATGATCATATTCTTTATTAATTGTTTGAATATCCTCTTCTACAAAATTTTCAAGATTGTAGGGTTTAAATGGATTTGAATTTACAAAAATATACTGTTCTTTACTTTCATATGCGGTTACAGTTGATGCTATGAAAGGTTGCAGGGGGTTAAGAATAACATCATTGGCATATATAGTAATCAAAAGATTGTTTTTATAGACTATTAACATAAATTGTAAAGTATTTGAACTAATGTTTGATATTATACAATTAATTGTTTCTTCTCGATTACTTAATTTAGATAATTCTTTATAATCTTTAGGAATATAATAGTTTTTATCTAATAAAAAATTTATTATTGGCTTAAAACTATCGGAAATTATCATTGGTTTGTTATAATTTTCATATAATTTATTTAATATCGTGTTATTTAATTTATTATATTCATTATATAATCTATTAAAGGACCATGCTGCATTAATTTTTTTAGAACATTTTACTGCAAGCTTTAATGTATTTATGAATAATTTCAAATGATAATTATTTTCAAATGGATCAGAATCAAAAGGATCAAAAATTTTAGGATTTATATTATTAATATTGTTTATATTTTTTATATTTTTTCGAATCAAATATTTATATTGATTATCTTTAATGCTGTTTAATTTAATGGCAGTTTGGTAATTAGCAGACCAATACCATCTTAATAGTTTTTTTGTAGAATAAAGTTTTTTAGTAACGATAGTGTTAAACGTGACTGGAAGATCTAAATCAAATATAAATTTTATCCAAGGTATTTCATTTATTATATATTTTTTGGTGTGCTGATCTATTTCATTTGGCCTACATTGTAAAAATTTACCGTTTTTTAATTTAGCAATTAATCCTGTAGATATATCAATATAATATTTATGAATCAATTTAGTTGATTTATATCTTTTTAATGTTATTGAAACGCCATAAGATATTTGTTCTTTTACTAGAATTTTAATATTTTTTTTACTAAATACCTTTATTATCGTAGAACCAATATTTTTATTCAATATATAGTATCTAGCTGCTTCTCTATCTTTTACATAGATATTATTGAATGTTTCATAGACAATTGCTGTATCATTAAACAGTTCTATATAATTCCATTCTTTTATTTCATCATTTTTATTTAATTTCATTTGTTTTTTTTTATTATCATTAATATATAAAATAAAAAATTATAAGTTTTATCTAAAAATATCAAAAATGGTACATAATTACTATTAAAAATATATAAAATGTTAAAGAATATAAAAATAGACGAAAAATTACATTTTGAATTAAAAAAATACGCTAATGAAAATTCATTAAAATTAAATGACTGGTTAGAAAAATTAATTAAGAGAGTTCGAAAAAATACAAAATAAGAATGATAATTGATAAATATGTTGTTATAAAACCAAATAATCATAGTTTAGATCATTATTTAAATTTGGGTTATGAAGCTAAATGTAAGAAAGAATTAAGAGTGAAAATTTCAGATTTAACATTATCATCAACAGTTAGAGTTAATTGTAAATGTAATTTTTGTGGTAATATTAAAAATATTAGATATCAAGATTATATTAAATGCATAAATAAAAATGGTTTTTATGCTTGTGAAAAATGTAAAATTAAAAAAACAAAAATAACCAAAAAAATTAGATATAATAATGAAAATTATAACAATAAAAATAAAATAAAGGAAACTTTAAAGAAATTATATAATTGTGAATATCCGTTACAAAATTTAAAAATAAGAAGAAAAAAAGAAGATACATGTTTTAAAAAATATGGAAATAAAATAGCATCTAAAAGCAATATGGTTAAAAATAAAATAAGTAAGAGTCATATAAAAATATTTAAAGACGATAATAAAAAATTATCTATTTTAAATAAGAGGAGAGCAACTTGTTTGAAAAGATATGGTGTTGATAATTTTGCAAAAACTGAGAAATATAAAATATTATCAGAAAAAACTTGTATAGAAAAATATGGAGTTAGTCATAATGGATCTGTTCCAGAATTTATTTTAAAACGAAGATTATCTAGAATTAAAAATAGTAGAGTAATTAGAAGAGATTTTTATTTATATAAAAGAGAAGTTTGTAATATAACAAGGAAATGTCTTAAAATTTTATTTAAAGAATGGAGTGGATACGATTATTATGATAATGAATATATTAAAGATAATTTTAACTTATTTTATTTAGATAGATCTTATCCAAGTGTTGATCATAAAATTTCTATATATTATGGATTTTTAAATAATATTCCAACAACAGTTATTGGAGATATTAAAAATTTATGTATAACAAAAAGAGGATTAAATTCCAGTAAGAGAGATAGAAATTATAATGTATTTCTAGAAGACTTCAATTCATCAGGCTGTGCCTGATGAATTGAACTACTTCCTCAAATTCTCATTTTCAATCTTGTTTTCCGATTTCATTTATTTGCTTAACACGACCATTATCATGTGCAATAGGACATTTTGAAGATGTTGATAGAATTAATGTTTTAGTTTTGATTTGCTTGAAATTTAAACTATCAGTATATCCGTCTGTTAAAATACATAAATTGTACATATGTATTTTATTTTTCTTATCTGACATATAATCAATTCCAGGTTGGAGCGTGGTACCACCCAAACCTCTGATTTTCATTTTTTCAAGTTCTTTTCGATCCTTGATTTGAACTACTTGCTGAACTTTAGTATCACATTGAATCAGATTGATTATAATATCATTTTGAAAAATATATGATAAAACTTTTTCAAATTCGCCTCCCATACTACCACTAGTATCAAGAATAACATTGAGTTCATTTTTATATTTCTTATTACCTTTTAGTCCAGAAATACCTCTACGATTAGGACGAACAATGGTTTTTTCTTTCTTAGAGCCAAAGATATGATTACTCATTGCTCTTTTAATTTCTTTGAGGTAATCTTTCCTAGTTTTTCTAAGTTTATGTAAAATTGCTTCAACATCGCCCGATTCTAATCCTCTATTTTTAAGTCTTGACATTACAGTCTCAACAATTTCTCTTTTTAATTCTTGAGGAATATCATCAGTCATATGAACATCAAGTGTATTTTGTTCGTTTCTTTCTTCACCTTCAAAAATAGTTTCTAATGAATACATTTCTGTATCGTTCTTGCCATATTTTCCATATTTATTATTTCCAGAGGTATCTTTTTGCCCTTGACGTGATTTATTTTTATGATTTTCATGACCACAATTAGGACATTTATTCCCTTGAACCTGACCATCTTGACCCTGACCATTTTGATCCTGACCATCTTGATCCTGACCATCTTGATCCTGACCTTGATTTTTACCTTTTTGCTGACTTTTTTGTTTACTATTTTTATTTCCTTCTTTTTTTTGACCTTGTCCTTGATTTTTTCCTTCTTTTTCTTCTTTTTTCTCTTGACTTTGATCTTGGTCTTGGTCTTGCATAGAAGAACCGCATTTAGGACATTTATTAGATTCTTTGTTCATTTGCTTAATGATGTCTTTGTTCTTTTCTTGCCATTCCCTTTTTTTATTAACAAACCATTCATATAAATCTTCAAAGATAGGTTCACCCTTATACTCTTTGGGAATAAAAAGTGCAGAGTTTCTTTTAAACTCATCTTTTGGAATGCTAATAAAGGGATTTTCTCCTACTCCAAGTCCCTTTTTCATGATATCATCATGTATAACTTGGTTTATGATCATATCCTGCACAATATTAGCAGAACGAAGATCGTATCCAACTGACCTTTTGATGTGGTCAAAAAGAATATGCATTTCTTCGTGTAGAAGAAGAAAATTACATTCAGGTTGAGGTAGTGAATCAATAAATTTTCTATCCCAATAGAAATTCATCCCTGCAGATGTTACATTAACACCTGCAGTAGGTATATATGGATTATTTTTACTTTCATGAAAATTAATAAAAAGAGCAAATTCACCATAATAAGGTAAATTTCCTGTTGCCATCATAGCAACAATAGATTCAGACAACTTCGCGTGAATTTTATCTTTTGCTAAATACTTATAGAAATCAATCATGATTTTATTTTTTTTAATTTAAATTGTGATGTAAAGATATGACAATTATTTGATATATCCAAATTATTTGTGATATTTATAAGGTCTTTCGTGACCTTTATATTTTTTATATTGTGGAATATAACTATAAGGAATCATCGTTAAATTATATGGTATATCACTTTTTGTGTTTTGCAGTTTAGCTTCACTGATGAGTCCGGCGATGGTTTCCGTGCCGTGAGGTGTCGGGTTAAATCCCACGATCGGGATGTTTCCTTCCGTCTTGGCGGAAAGTATGGTCTCAAAGCATTCGATTTGGTTCGTTTGGGTTTTCATCAGTCCGTCTCGCATGGCGGTACTTGCTTTAACGACAATATCGCCTGTTCCTATGATAACTATTTTCATATCTAGAATTATTTTAAATTTCAACCTTCTGTTATTTTTATATTGCAAATATAAGGAAAGTTTTTTTATTAAAAAATTATTCTTGAAATTTAAATAATCTAATTATTTTTTATAATGTTTCTTAAATCTTTCAACATCTTCTTTTGAAAGATCAGTACCTTTCCAATCTAATATTCATAGATAATTATCTATTTCCCATTGTTTTTCAGGTGATAATTTAAAGTAATCTGAAGGTCTTTGAAAACTTTTTTCAAACATTTCTCTTTCGTTCATAATTATATTAATTTGTATAGATTAATTTTTTACTTTTCCAATAGTAGGTTAGTAAATATCCACCAACCATACCACCTAAATGTGCAAAGTGTCCTACTCCAAACCCATAAGCAGGATTTATTAAAGATAATAATCCAAATATTAATGAGATACCAGCAAAACCATAAAATAAGTTTTTAATTTTCATTGGTATGAAAAAGAATAAATATACCGTAGCTTCTGGCGCTATAAAAACATAAGCTGAAAATAACCCCATTAATGCTCCTGATGCACCAACTGCGGGTCCTGTACCAAGAAACATCCAGAAGAAACTAGATACTAAGCCGCTTAGGAAATATAATGTTAGAAATTTTTTAGTACCTATATTTTGTTCTATTGAATTACCAAAAGACCATAATACAATCATATTAAATAAAATATGAAGAAATCCACCATGTAAAAACATGTTAGTAATAGGTTGCCAAATTGCAAAATGTACATCTCTTATATTGAATAAAGCTAAATATTCAAAGGTAGAAGGAAAAAAATAGAAAGTTAATATAAATAATATAGTATTAATTAATATTAAATTTCTAACAGAATTGGTGGAATTACCAATTGATGTAAATTTATAAATAGTCTCTCTCCTTTTTTGTATTTTTTTCTTATCTTCTAGATATGTTTGATAATCAGGCGTGTTAAAAATTTTATTCAATTTTTCTTTTTTTGATGAAAAATTGTATCCTTTTACTGGTTCTCCTTTTTCTTTCATATATTCTAATATAAAAAATTTTTATTTAATTTTTCAATTTTTAATTTTCTTAATTCTTGAACATTAATAAAATATTCATTAAACAATAAAGGTTTTCCATGTCTAATTTTTTCATTAATTTTATTTCCTTTCATAAATCTATGCGCATGCTGCGAACCGTTTTTATTAATAAAATTTATCCAATAACAATCATCATAATCATAACGAACAGTATAATATTGATTATTTTGAAAATAATAAAAATTATTTTCTATCATGTCTTTTTTACAAAAAACTTTCATTTTTTAATCCTCTCTTTCAATTTTTGTTGAAAATTTATACATTTTACATAACTCTACATGGTGAATAATATCTTTCCATTTTTTGTGAAGAATTTTTTTTTCATCTTCAAAAAAATCATCTTCAAAAAAGAAAATTTTAAATTTATCTAATAAGAAATCAAGCCACAATTCTGGTCGTAGTAGACATTTTAAATATAGATAAATGGCATATAAATACCATCGATGTCTCCATAATTTAATATACCATTTTGAAGATTCATAAGATATCATTCTGTGCCATTTTTATCTATTTCTTCAAATTTCTTTGAGATTTTTTTTCTAATTATTTTTCTACCTTTTTTTATTTGAGATTTAATAGTAGATAGGTTAATATTCAATTCTTCAGCAATTTCTTTATACGCCATTCCTTCCAGTTCTCTCATTATAAGAACAGTTTTATATTTTGAATCTTTCTCTGGTAAATTGTGAATAGTTTCCTTGATATAAGATGCTTTTTTCATGAAAATATTATATTCGTCAACTTTGCTTTGACCATCATCATATGGAATTATATTAGATAAATTAAAATTTTCTGAAAGTTCTTTATCTAAAGATTTTAAAGGAAGTCTTTCCCTATCCTTATGTGATTTTTTGACAATATTTTCTGCAATTTTATAAACCCAAGTATTCACTTGTGCACCACCTTCACTAGGTGTTTTATACGTACTTATATTTAATAATGCTTGAATAAACGCATCTTCAACATAATCTTCAGCAATTTCAGGATCCTTAGTATATCTACATATATACCATATCAATTTTGGTTTGTAGTCTCTGTAAAATCTTTGGAACTCAATTCCAGTTCTTTCTTGGAATTTTTGTTCAAGTTCATTTTGTCCGTTCATAATAGATAATTTTTAAAGAAATATATATAGTAATTCATATAAGTTTTGTTTGAGAATAATTTATTTTATTTTTAATCTATACTTATATTTTAAAACAAAGTTATAAATTTTTTAATAATAAAAAAACAAAACCTCTTTTCAGAGGTTTTTTATTTTAAATATTTTCAAAAGATTCAATTATTCTCCTTGATTCTCTTGCAATAATTGATGTATCAGAATCTTTAAACAATTCTACATATGCATTGTAGAGAACTTTACAATTAACTTTAAAGTCTGAAATATTATCCATATTATTAGAATTGAAATTTGATAAAGATATAAATGCTTCTGATTCAGGATTATTACGTTTATTCCAAAAATTATAACCATTATCATAAACAAGTTTCTTACCAAGAGCGCGAAGTTTTAATTCAACTGATTTAATAACTTTATCATTTTTTTTATCAATAGAGATAGATTTAACAAAATCTTTCAAGCTGACTTCTTTATTTTTAAGGTCTTCAATAGTTTTAATGTGAAAATCAATATTCACATTAAAATTAATCAAATTATCTGAAAAAGATTTGATCTTATCAGGTAAAGATGATTTATAATGTTTGTTTGTGAAACTTGTGAGAATTGTATAAGATTTAGGGTATTTATCTTTATCAACCTTAACCAAACCAACATTCATTGATAATGCCTTTGATTTATCGGTCGAATTGACAATACTAACCATTTTTTCGTACCTTTCATTATCAATGAACAATTCTCCACCACGAAGCCTAATTTCCTGATTGCCACTTGCAACTTTAAGAGAATATTTTTCAGGTTCAAAATAATTTACAATTTCTGATAAAATAGATTTTGAAAAATTTGAAAAATCAAAGTTGTAATAAACTTTAGAAATTTCAACTCTACAAATTTCCCTTTCATCATAATAAGTTATCAACCAACCATTTTCAATGATATTCTTGAATTTATCAAGATGCTCGTTTACCTTTTCAGAATTGAAAATAGAATTGAATGAAATTGACCTCTGATTGAAATAAAATCTATTTTTCATACTTATTTATTTTATATTTTTAACACTACAAATATACAATTTTTTTCTGATAAATAAAAAAAATACGAACGTATCTTGCATGATTTTTTAGATATTTTTTATTATTTTATATTAATATATAAAAAAAATTAATAGAAAAAGTAAAGAATAAAAAATTTACTTCTAATATTAACATAAAAAAAATTTTAATTATGCCAATTAAAGACAAAGATTTCGGAAAATACAAACGACCAGGTGTATTTATAGAAGAAATTGATAGTAGTGTTATAGAACTTCCTATTCAGCAAGTTCTTATTAATTTAGTTCCTGGTTTTTCCAAAAAAGGACCGTTTAATGCTCCGATTTACGTCACAAATCCTTTTGATTTTGAGGCTATTTTTGGTGAGGATGACAGAAGATTAGAAAACAAAGGATCATTTTTTCACAAAACTTGTAAACAAATGTTGAAAAATGGTCCAATCTGGGCTTTAAATCTTTTAGCAACAAATCCAAATAGAGATAAAGTTGACTGGCAAAGTATTTCAGTTTCGGCTCAATATCAAAATAGTGATGTTAAAAGATCAGCATATGAATTGTTTTTTAATCGTCAAGATTTCTGGGAAAGAGATACCGAATCTTTCTTAAATCTTGTTAAATCTACTAATTTTGGAGTACAAGATAATCAAAGATTACTCCATATTACAAACATGAGTAATAAAGATATTACTGTGTTTATGTTTAAATCCGACATACCTGGATTCGATGTTACAGCAGAGGAATGGTATGGTGATAGAACAAAAGTTCCTGGCTTTATTGATTTTAGAGATTGGATCTCAGATTACATGGTTAGAGTCTTAGTAATTGCAGGCGACTGGACCGATTATAAAACTTTAACTAATGATATAACTTTCAGTAAATATTTCAATAGAAATGGTTTAAAGAAAGAAAAGGCAATGGAATTCATAAACGAAAGATCAGTAACACTTTTAGGTCGTTACGATTGCTCTTTAATACCATATTTCAAAGATTTAGATAATAGAGATATGTATATTAAACATGTTATTAATAATAATACAGATAAAACTGGTTTGTTCTGTACATATAATGAGAATTCATTATTGGAAACAGATTTCAAACTTGGTAATCTTGATATTATTGGTGATGTTCTTGTTGGACAACATATTACTAACGTTAAATTTTTATCATATGAGACAAATCTTGAAGAACAAGTAACTTATGCTCAAAAATACCTCGATACAAGTAATAACGTTTTTACTAACGTTGCTAGTTGTTATGATGTTCCAAGTGGAACAACTACAGGTAAAGATAGACTTGGTGTTTGGACTAATGGACATATTTATGATATTGTTTATAATCCTGCAAT